AAAGGTTAGGTACATTCCAAGATTCGTACCCGTGTTGTTTTTTGGCTGACACCAAAGCATCTTCGTATGTACTAAACACGCTGCACCCACCCTCGTTAAAGCCCACATCACCCATGCGGTGTTCACTGTCTAGAACGACATATAATTTATTCATGGTTGTCACCTTTTTCGTTGTCGGTTATTTCTTCGCAGCCAGCGGCTTCTTGCAGCCACGCCATGGCTGTGCATATGTCTTCCCATTGATCATCATTAGGCCCGTTACTGTCCTCGGGTATGGACTCCTCACGCGCCAAATGTAGGGCGTCCCAAATAACCTCTTTGGCTTGGTCTAGGTTCCAGTTGTTTAAGGGTAGTACTGTTCTTTTTGGCATTATTATTCTCCCGACTTAACTAAGGTAAATTCGATTGGATCTTCGCCTTCCCAAAAGTGATCTTCTTGCTTGTATACAGCTACACTTTCATCGTTGGTCACTAGGCAGTAATCCCATAGATCACATTTAATAATGGTCACCATAGAACCGCCGCCTGTGTTTACTTCGCTTGCTATTACTTTCATTTTCATCTTCCTTTTGGTTTACTTTTTGTTTACTACTGGTTTACTCGGTGACCCTCGCTAGAAGGCCACCTGATAAACCTATGCCGCGTTACTAACTGCAATGGCTTCGGCGAATCCCCTAGGCGTTGCGCTTCTTATGTTTTTTGTACGCATGGACTTGCCACCTAGGCTGCTATGCTGACGGCTGTTGCCGAATGACTCGCAGTCGACAGGCTTAGCCTCTGGCATCTTGAACCCGCCACCTGTCCAAAGGCATGTGCGCTTGCTATAGGCATCCATGGGTGCAATGTGGTCTGGATAGAGTGGGTGGTCGGCTTCGGCTAGTGGGATGTAAGCCCCATACTCAAACGGGTGGAACCTGTAATCAGGTGAACGCCATAGGGTGGCTAGTCGACTAACAGGGTTCTCAATAAAATACGGAACGCACCAACTGGCAAACAGGTGGCTGCACTTGGCGGCATATCCAGCGGCTTTAGTTTGGAAATCTGGGTCAATCTTTGCTTTGTTGGCGAAATGCGCCGCGCCCGACACTGCTAGATCTGTACATACTGGAAACGCCATGGCGAACACTAGATCATCGTGGCGGTGGGCCTTATAGATTTCCCACATTGATAGGCTTTTGTGTAGATCAGCATGTAGATAGTGAATTGAACCGCCACCATCGAACCGCTCAATGGCGGTATTATCGTGCTGTAGATCATAGGCGAAACAGGTATACCCGCGTTTTGCCCATGGCCTTAACGCCACGCCTGTGAACTCGTATAGTGAAACAACAATTTTGTCGTTATTGATACTCATAATAATAAACCTCTTAATATTGTTTTACTGTTTAAACGCTGACGCCTTGAATAGATCCATCAGCAGATATAATGGCCTGTTGTAGAGCCTCTATAGGTGCGCCAGTGGATTTATCTGTGAAAGTGGGGGCCTTGTATGGGTTATAGGTAACGGCGCTTGTGGGCGCGTCTAGGCCCTCCATATAGCGCACCCCTGTATAGGTTCGATTTTTGTATGAGACAAAACCCGCCACCCGCTCAATAGCGCCCTCGATAAATGCGTGAACGTATTTTTTACGTTCCCTTAATACCCGTGCGCGTCCAGCCTGATTGACTATGCATTTAACAGAATCCTGCAGATAATGTGGAACAAGGCGCACCGCGTCACAATGGCCCACTACTAGGCCAGTGGCCTTATCTAATAGGCTAATTTGGCCCGTATGTAGATTGCGATACGCGCGAATTATAGAGGCGTCTAATTGTGGGAATAACTCTAATTGTTTAAGCATTGTCATAACCCCCATCGTTTGCTACCCGTACACGTTTGGCTATATCGGCATAAACCGCGCGGTCAGCATCGGCAATATATCGATATTTACCGCGTCCACTAAGGCGCAAGTGCTGTAATAAATTAAAGCCCTCGGTTGGCGTTATTGCCTTTAACGCGGCGGCGTTATCGATCCTTTTAGATATGATTTGCATAGATTGAAAACTCATTTTTATACATCCTTTTGTTACTTCGTTTGGTTAACAATAAACACTGATAATCAATGCTTATTGTTAACCCTAAGTTAATAGGGTTTTACTGTTTATTTAATGGATCTTATAACTAACATGTTCAACATCAAGTGACCAACATGCCCGACAATCCTGACAACCATCTTGTGTCTTTTCACTAGCGGGGCAAGCCTGACCACGACCACCATTGTCGGGCGTATGAACGCCGCTAGTAAGGCCTTTGTATTTATTCTTAACTTGGTTAACCATATCGTCACTAAGTCGCACGGCGCAATTCTGAAGGCCTAACAGTGGCTTGGATAAGATGGGCTCTTTTGTTGGTATCCAATGGCTGACCCATTGTGTTAACTCTATGCATTCCTTTACTAGTGCAACATACGCGGCGCTAAATAAATCGCCTGCAGAGTGCCAGCGGAAATAGGTTTCTTTTGTCATGCATAAGGTAAACGCGGCAACCCATAAGTCGTAAATGATAGGGCTAGACAATGCCAACTGAATAACGTCCCAACGGCGCTGTTTAGCTATTTGTGCGGGTTTCATTCCATCGTGGCCCTTAACGGCGTAACAATCGAAACAAACAGTTCCTTTAATCTTTGCAAGCTTGCCACCGCGTGGGCAGGATTCACGGGCAGGAATGGCGATGGTATAGGCTGGCATTTTGTTATTCTTGGATAAGCCGATAAAAGCACGGGCTTGCTTAATGCCTCGCTTATCTCCTGTAATCCAGTCGCTGGCGTCTTGTTTGATACCACTAGTACTATCATCAAATAATGCGAGGGCTTGAGCTTGGGGTGTTGGTAGTAAAAACGATTCAATTGTTTGTACAGGTATTAGAGTTAATGCATTCATTTTGTTAAATCCTTTAAGTTATTACGTTTTGTTTAATATCGTTATGCTGTTATTTAGATTCTGCTAGACGGCGCTGTTTGATGTTGTACATCACGAAGCGATTTCGTTGCATAGCGTTTTGCATCCATGCGTCATGATTAAACCCGTTCAACATCCAGCTGACTGTATACTTTCTAAATGGGTTAGCGCGTTTTTCAGTATTCATATTAGATATTCCTTATTTGCCTGTATTTTGGCGTTTTTGCCGTTTCGTTGGGATAAGTCTAATACTTGCGTGATCTATTGACAAGCGCATCAAGTTAAAAAAACAGTGGTGTTGATCTGTTTAAGAGTAACGAAATTAAAGCGACACCGCGCCGCGTCTAGCTATCAAGCCGTTTAATACCCGTTAAATAAGGGTTAAATTAAATGCAAAGAATCTATATATAACACTGACGATAACGCTAAGCCCACGATATACGGCGCTGTTGTGCTGTTATCTTAGCTTGTGTCTGTTTGTTGGCTGTTTGATCAATCGATTAGCCCGATTTAATCCCCACCCAGCCGATCCGTTTCCTCACCCTGGCTCCAGCGTTGTCGGGGGGTATGCGGGGGTAGCTGGCTCGCGCGCGGGGGGATATATGCCTATATAAATCTTACGGATAAACCAAAAGTCACCCTCCCCCCACACACATTGCCTACACCTCGTTGACGCCTCGTTCACCTACCCCTATACGTTTCGTTGGGTAACTTCTGAACGACTCCCATCGGCCCTTTTACGGCCTCTAATGGACACTACATTACTGGTTAGATCCTTACCTGAGAATCCACCTTGAGCCATCTCCATAAAGTCCTCTATCTCAGCTTCCCATCGACTATCTAGGACACCCTGCCTAGCCTCGTCTACGGATTGACCCATCGTCTTCTGCCAGTAGGCTACAGCCCCTGCTAAAGCGTCCACCCTATCGTCATGCTTTAAGCATCCACGGTCACGGGTAATGTGGGTAAGCTGGTACATTAAGGAATACACATGGTCCTGGTTCTTAACGTCAGAACGAATGAGTTGTTCATCCATCACTAAGCGGTGTTGCGTCATGACAGGCTCAAGGGTATCGATGATGCGACCTTCCTTTTGACCTTTAGCCCACTCAGATTCCTGTACTGTACAACCACCGGGCCACACTTTCTGAAGGATAGGGCCGAATGATGTAACCCATAGTCCCTGTCCGTAGTTAGGTTCTACCTCTACTACGTTTACGGCATAGCGTTTAGCATCTATAGCTATTTGATGCATAGCCTCTGCGGGGTCACCTTTGTATCCACCTACATGGAGGACATACATGATGCCGTTAAGAGTCGCTACGATAGCCCATGCGGTTTCATCCTTACCACGACCTGCGGGGTCAACGAATAGAACCACACCGTCATATACTTCCCAATCAGTATCGGTAAATAGTGGACGAAGGAAGTGGTCACCAGAGAACCCTAGGTTGCTGATGTCACGGATCTGGTTCTTCTTGTCACTGTCTCTTCCCCACTGCACCTGTAACGGGGCCTTAACGGGGTTGGTAGAGAACACAACTAAGTCGAACTGTCTCAGTGGGTAACGCTCAGCATCTGACAGGCTAGTATCCAGCATGTACTGTAAGGCATAGGTAGCCCTACCCTTAGATTCTATCTTGACCATCTCGTCATGACCGAATCGGGTGTCAGTTACGCCACCATACTCTAGTAGTCCTAGGCTGTTCTTACGCTTTAGGTAGGGAGCCAATATGTTTACATCCTCACCTGACTCTTCATCACGGAGTATGTAGTTCTTTAGCTTAGCCTCTGTCGGGTAACGTACAGGTATAGTGAATGTCCGAAACTGCATGGACTTAACGAGTACGTTGTAGATAGATTCTTCCGTCTGCGGTGTACCTAGTAGGATGATGTCACCCTTACCATGCTCTGTCTTGGTGATAGGCACGAAGTCAGACTGTACGACCCTGACGATTCTTTGTCGGGCCTCTTCAGTCAGGGAGTTCTTCTCGACCTCTATGTCATCAGCGATCAATAACGTAGCACGACTACCCGTGATCTGTGAGGTTATACCCCTAGCAGCCACAGAATAGCTTTGTGACAGAGAACTACCAGACACATCGAAC